GGGTGCCGGGGTGTTTTACCAATTTAAAAAATTTTCCGCCAATCCAAACATTTCTGATATTGTGCGGCTTAGTTCCAAATTCAACGAGGTTAGCGTGCCATCCGCCTAAACCACCCTTTCTTCTGGCATAAACCGTGAAGGCAGGATTTGTCATTTTTATTTTTTTTATATCCAAAGAATCCGCCAGCTTCCCTGTACGTCCTTCCGGAACAAGATTCCGCGCTTCTTCCAGAATTATTTTTGCCCCATCCTTAATCGCTTTTTCACCTACTTTTTTTGCAATATCATCAGGCAACTCAGTTAAAAGTTGTTCAAGAATATCCGCGCCATTTAATTTTATTTCTTCCATTTTTTTATATTTTTTTCATGAAATGAAATTTTACCCACAAAAACAGATAAAAAAAGATTCGGATTTGTTTTCTCACATCCAATTTTTACAAGGTCTTGCCTTGGTGTTTGTGTTATTCTATATCCCCAATTTGAAGGACATCCTATATATTCTTCTTCGTTTAGTAAATAAATAATTCCATATTTATTTACTACTTTATGAAACACAACATCCCCAATATATAGTTGTTGTCCTATTGCATCTTTCTTTTTTATTTTTATTTTATGTAATTTTACCATATAATTATTTTATGTTATGTTTCTGTCGAGTTGAACAATCAAATCTAAATATTCCCGCCTGTTGCCTTCATTAATTGAAATAATATCATAAAAATCTAAATTATAAACTACACGCATGGATGGTATTATTCCCGCAATATGACGGATACGAACTTTGTAAAGAGGTTGTTCTGTTTTCCTATCGCCTTCAAAATTTTCATTAAATGGCATAGGGAAAACATCCGCCCAAACCGTATAGGTTGTCGCCCATGTACTAATCGCCTGCCCGAAAGCATCCCGACTAATGGTGGCTGTTTGAATATTTATCCGACGATCAAGTTTTCCGCTTCGCATAAATTTTTCAAATAATTAAATTCCTTTTCCGAAATTTTATTTTTGATATTTTCAAATTCGTATTTTTCCCCCTGTAAATCCGAAAACTTCCAGATATTCTCATCGCTTTTAATGTCAATAACCTCCTCATCATTTATGGGCAAAGCAACCTTTCCTTTTTTCCATTCAATAGTTATTTCACTGTTTACATCCAGTCCGCGCTCCCGGTCATCAGCCCAGAGCGGCGTACATTTTTCTAAAATACTTTTATGTATGCAACGTCCCGCACCGAATACATTGCCATATCTTTTTAGTTTACATTCCTTTGTCATTGAATCCACTATGATAAGATTTGTGTGACCGAAAAATTTATATTCATTCATATATTTCATATTTGTTTCCATCCCTTTATCTGAAATCAGATTATCGCTCCCCATTTGCATGAGAAAATCAAAGTCATTAATAAGTATTTCAGTCATTGCATTATTTAATTTTCTCCCCATCGGTTTATTTTCGTGTTCAATTATGAAGTCGGAATGTATTTTTGCAAGTGATTTATTTTCTTCATCAGATACTATGGATGTAATCTGAATATTGAAATTTTCTTTCAGACGTTGTATTCCATACCAGAAAAGAACGCTTATTTCTATTCTCTTCCAAAAAGCAACTAAGATTAATGTTTTCAAAACATTTGTCTTAATGACATCGCCCCGAATAAATCCTCTATACTTTTCGGAATAGGTATTTGTGAAGCATTTCCCTGTCCCACTGTAATCCCTTCCCTGTTTTCAAATAAATGGGAAATCAAAAGTTTTATTCCTGCCCGGATGGTTTCTGGTACATTCGTACTCGCTGCGCCATAGCCGGCAACGAATCTGATATTCACAGCATTTGGACGGTCGTACGTATTCGGGTATCCCGCTCCTGTTACGCTCTGCACTATTCTGCCCGGCTCCCGGATACTATCTACAACATAATTTGAACTTGCCCAGGTCTGTAAGACATTATCTTTATCGTAATATTTCACATGACTGATAGTTTGTAACGGTGGAAAAGGAAGTATAATAGTATCTTCAGCGGGAAAATCTTCCAAATACAAATCCCATGTTTGCGTAATCAACGCCCTGCTTAATCTTTTCTCCGCATATTCTGTTGCAACTTTTATCAAAGTAGTTATCAATGTATCTTCCGTTGTCAAATCATATCTTAAATGCGCTTTGGCTTCGGTAAGTGTTAAGGGAGTATCTGCCGCCGCTGTTGCTATCTTTACTGTGGGATACATCTGGTATGAACTATTATAGGTTTATGTTTATATTTATATTTTTGGGGCGGCTGAAACCATTCCTCCGCAATCATTAAATGAATATACTGTCTTGCTTCCTCTTCGGGTAAATTTCTTATATTTCCTTTCTTTGCGTTTATAGCGCCACCCACATTCATTAAAAATCTTATTGTCATAAAAAAAAAGAGCGAGCGTTTTTATTTCGCTCGCTCTTTGTTCAAAAGGTAATCAAAAAATTACGTATTCGCCATCGTCAAATGTTTCCAGGGATAAACAGTGGACTTTGTAATTTTCCGTCCATCATGACGGCTAAACCCTGTAAATCCAACTTGCAGATTCCCCGCAAATAATTCGTTAGCCCGCAAAACAGATTGGCTCAAGACAGTGCGGTGAATATATTTTTGGAAATTGCCGAATAATATCACCTTAGCATCTGCAACCAATGAAGAAGCCATATCCTGATTAGTTATAATCTCATAACCCAGTAATGTGGGCGGAGTGCCTATGCGTATAATGCCCGGGTCCCAGAGTGGACGATTATCTGATGTATCGAAAACAAGTTGTTTCACTTTTTTCAAAACAGAATCGTGCATCATGAATTTTGCGCCAATCCGATAAAGCGGATCAACTGAATGTTCCAAATCCATTATTTCTGCCGCCGTAATGGCTGTCTCTGATGCCGTTGTCTTTCCGGAAGTAGAAGCGGTAACAACTCCCTGCGGAGCAGTAACTCCCGCCCCTGTCGTCATGTCTAAATTCAAACCGCGGGCATCACGCTCTGCAAGTAAATCTGCAATCAGGCGTTCAATCGGAATACCTGAATCCTGCATGAGTTGGATTGAAACTTTTATCCAATCGGTTGAATAGAGGAATGCCTTCAAAGTGGTGCTTCCGAAAACAATATCTTTTCCAGATGCTACTGCCCCGGCTTCTGCAAGTATTACGGATTTATTTGCAGTGTCATCAGTATTGGGCCAGGGAATATCATTCCCGGTAGTTGTTGAAAGTTCTCTAACATTTCCCAATATCCCGCCAAAAGCGAGCAATGCTTTATCGTATTCAAAAGAAAATCCCTCAGGAACGAGGAATCCACCTTCTGTGGTTGTACCGACATTCTGACCGGCACGTGTGAGAAATTCTCGGGTTTCATGGGGAATCCCATTCATTCCCTTCATGATGTAACTGCACCATGCTTTAAGATATTTTTTTGATTTATCTTCTTCTTCATCCGCAGAAGTTCCGTTTTCTTTTCCTGACTGCAGAAATCTTTCTCTGTCAGAAAGAGAAAGTTCGTTCATTTTTTCAATCCTGCGAATATCTTTAGTGATGGATTCCTGCTCATCATCTAATTTATTCCATTGCACATCTTCATCTTTGGAAAGTGAACGGTTAGAATCAGTTTTCGCTTTATTCAAAATGTCTTGCATTTGAACAAGGATGGCAGTTCTTTTTTCTTCAAAAGGTTTTGTTTCGGTGGTCATGTTTAAAAGTGTTTGATAATTTAAACAAAAGTAATTCAGATAAATTATACTTTCGTAACATGAAAGCACTATCTTTATGTACATAAACGGAATACGGCTGATGCGTCTGCGGGTCGCCAAAGGAATTTCTCAATATCAAGTATCTGTTGATACAGGTATTCCGCGAATAACAATAAACAGGATTGAATCGGGAAGGATCAAGAATCCTTTATTCAGTTCAGCAGTTCGGCTGGCTGAATATTATGGGATAACTTTGGACTCGCTAAAACAGGAGTAAGCAAGAATATTATTTTGCGCCAATAAATAAAGTCGTTTTTCATATAAATCGCATATTTTTTTTTCTTCCGCCAATTTATCCAACTTCAATTCTTTTATGCCTTCCATTGATTTCAGTAAATCAATTATAGAAAGTTGCTGAATCTGTTTGTTGTCAAAGAGAAGTTCCATTTGTTTTATTTGTCCGATAATATCTTCTACTGTCGGCTCTTTGTATCCATCCCTCTTAGTCGCGGATGGGTTGGATGGAATGTTTACGATAGACCATTCCATGAGTTCTTGCCCTGAAAAGTAATAGGTTTCATTTGATTTTCCCCTGGCTTCTTCCCCTTCTCCATATTTTCCCTCGCCTATTTCAGAAAATCCAACGGATGCAGCCCTGAGAGTGCCGAATTTTATTTTCTGAAATATTTTTTCCGCTAATGGATTTACGTGTAAAGGTTCAAATGTAACCTTACCGATTAATTTTCCGTTTTCTAATGCAACAGTGGATTTACCGATGACATTATCAGGGGATGCCTGCGCGAAGAATCCGCCGCCATATACATTATGATTATAGCCGACAATGGGATTACGCATATAATTGTCAAGCCGCCATCCATTTTGATTCAGGATAGTATTATGACGATCACGCGTTGAATCTGAAATAACAAATTCAACGGTACGGGTTTCATCTGCATTTGCAGGGATTTCCCTGATAAAAGCAGGGATATTTCGTACAGGAAAAATTTTTAATTGTGTCATAGTATGAATTTTTTTAGAATTTTTTTTGCGAATTTTGTATCTTTAGGATTAATAATAAAAATACCTCCATCTTTTTTTTCTAATTTGGTTTTTTTATTATTTCTAAGATAATTTATAAATTCACAGTATTTCATTTTACAAAGAGTTAAAAGAACTTTTGCTTCCATTTCGGATTGAACCGCACGGCTGAACCGATGGAATTTTCTCTTTACAACACAGAGCACGTTTTTAGGAGAGTATGCAAATATAATACTTTTTTAAATATGGAAATAAATTATTTTGCAACAAGAAAAATCCGCTCGTGCTGATTATTTATACAATCCCCGAATTGTCCCTGACAAATAATGTCATATCTGTTTTTTACAAACAATCTTTCCAATGTCAAAGACGAATAATGTCTTATCACGGTGGAGTCCGTTTTTATTTCTTTCCCTTCATTTTTAAAAGTAAGCCAGTCCAGATTCGGGGTTATGACAATTATTTTACCGCCTGAAATTAAATTATCTTTTAAAGATGTTAAACAGGTAACTGGATTTTTGATATGAGCAATAGAATGATTAAGATAAATTGTGCTGTATTTTTTTTTTAGTTCTTTATCATACAATGAATAATCCGATTGTTCGCCATATTCCTGAACATCATATCCGTAAAACATTGCATCACTTTTCTGATTAAAATAATTTATAGCCGTCATAACTCCACAGCCAAAATCTAAAAATAAATCTCCTCTTTGCGGGTTATCAAATAATAAATACAAAAACTCTAACTCTTTTTTATATTTTATTGTTGAATTCCAAGCAATTAATTTTTGTTTATAATTCATTAACATAATACTTTTTCTAAAATTCGTTTCCCGGTTTTTTCGTATGAATGATTATCTACTATCCATTGCCTTGTTTCTTCTTGTAAATTTTTTATTTCATTTGGACTGTTTTTGTCCAAAAGTTCAATAATATCTTTAAAATCAGTTTCATTATTCGCTAACATGAGCCGGCAAAAACCATATTCATTGAAATAAACATCTTCATTCATATTTTT